AGGGCGTTTTTGCCCCATATCCGGCTGTAGCTTACAGACGACTCAGCAGTGCCCTCAGGAGAAGTGGTGTAAATTGCACGCCCGATTAACACTTTGTCGAACTCCGTCAGGGCCTTGAATAGGTCAACGGTAACCTGTCCCCGCTGGGTGTACTTGATCAGGTCGATCAGGTCCGGGTGCCATTTTAGCTTCAGCCAGACCTGTTTGCCCATGACGAAGACGTTGGGCTCCCGGCCGATAAGTGCCTCTACCGTATCCTTGTAGTCGTCGATATCGGTCAAAGGGCTGGAGTTGGCATAGTCTGACCACTGGGTAAAGTCCGCCCCGCCAGTTTTGTCTGTGCCCCAAACGCCGGTGGTAAAGAAGTCAGTTGCAAAAGCAACTTCCCGGCGCATCTGGAGCTTATCCGTCACCCATTCGGTTGCGTCTCGGTCGAGGTTGAACGGCGCATCAGCGTTCTTCCTGGTCTCGTCGTCAATTTCCTTCCTGATCGAATACCGGTCGCAGAAGTATTTGGCAGTAGTTGTCACCTTCCAACCGCCGCCGGCAGACTTGGTGCCGGGCGCGCGCAGCTTGGCCTCATCCCGGAACCAGTGAGACTGATCATACTGCGGGGCGATGTCGGACTGCTTATTCACCTCTACGATCGGGAATATCTGGTCAGCGATATATTCGGGGTTTTTGTAGGCAATGGAAATGTTGGTCAGCAGTTGGTCTATATGCAATGTGCTTGCTACAGGGTTAGGCATTACTAATCACTCCTTTTTTTTCTGATTGCTAAATCAAGCCGTACTCAGAGTAAACGGCCCGGTCAGCAGGACACGGATAACCGTGCCGTCGGCAGACGAGGCATCAAGTGCAAAACCAACAATAAAATCTTTGTCGGCTGACTTTTTAACGGCCTTGCCACTTGCGTCAGTGCCGACGTAGTCCCAAACGCCAATGCTGGTGCTAGAACCGTCAGATACAACCTTACTAACACCGAGCACTCTCACTTGCGCCGCATGGCCTGCCGTAGGTTTATTCTGCAGCACACCGATTGGTTTGTCCCCCACGTTATTGCAGACATCTACTTGGTCAGCGGCGTTCAGTTTAACGAAGTGATACTGTTTCGCGCTCAGGTCATTTCCAGCCTTTGCGCTGGTGTCAAAAACAGCCATCTCGGTTGCCATTAGTCATCTACCTCCTTAAATCTTGACCGCAGTCTCTTTGCGGTACTGTTCGTATAGTTGCGGATTTTCGGCCAGCACTTTTGCCAGCGCATCCATCCTGCTCAAGTTGGCATCTTTCTGCACCAGCCCGGCTGCCATGGCCTCAACCTTGGCTACAGCGGAGTCGCCAGCAGAAGTTCCACCACGGCCAATTTCAGCGTATAGTGCACCTTTCTCGATAGCCTCATTAGCCGCCTTCAACACACCTTCGAGTTTGGAGTACTCTTCCGGCGCTTTCTCAGCCAGGTTCTTCAGCACCAGGCCAAATTCTTCCGGCTTGACCGGCAGATTGGTAAACTCGTCAGCGGCCTTCTGGATAAATTCCTTGCGAAGTTGCTTGTCGCGCTCTTCCTTGAGTACCCTCTCAAGCTCTTCGGCTTTTTTGACGGCTTCCTGCTGCTCTTTCCAGAGAGCTTCTACGGCTGGGCGGACTTCCTCAGGAATGCCGGAAAAGTCCCAACTGCCGTCCTCTTTCTTTGTCGGTGCAGGATAACCGTACTTTTTCTTCTTGTCCTCTCCCTCGTCTTTCTTCTCCTTAGCTTTCTCGGTCGGTGCCGGATAGCCGTAGCCGGCCAATTCAGCCAAGGTCTTCATGATGTCTTTAGGCAGTTCGTCCTTATATGCGTTGAGCAGCCGTAAAGCTCCTTTTACGGCGTTCTGTGCCTTACCGGACAGCTTAGCTGCCTTCAGAACTTCTTCGACCTTCTGTTCGTCATCAAGTTCGGTTTCTAAAACAGCTTTCAGGATTTCTTCCATAGGTGAATCATCCTCCTTAAAAATTAAAAAGCGCTTTTTGTTAGCGCCCTTTGGTACTAAACTCACTTCTACAGCGTCCAAGTCTTTCAGTCTGTTCACACGTTATGCCACCTCCTCACGAATCCCAAAGCCCCCGACACTAAAGCCGGTGTATTCACCTTTCTTGACAGCATTCCAGAGTCTGTCATCGGAGATATGCACTCCAAGTATCCAGCTTCCTTTCTTCACTTTTTGCCCGCCCCATTCAAAGTCCATCGGAGCGATGTAGCTCTCTACGACCTCGGCTTTCGCTTTTTTGCTGTGCCTGTCGCCGACAATCCTGGACTTTACCAAAAAACGGTGAGCCGCTTTTTCGATTTCATCAGCGGAAATAATATCACCCTGGCTGTCTACAGTGTCAGGCTCCAGAACCACTCCATAAACTAGCCTTTGTTCCTCATCTGCTTTGAGTATTGCGGCGTGGTACTCTTTAGTTATTTTGCCAGACTGCACGTTAATTTTTTGTGGTTTGCCTCCTTCTTTTGGGTTACGCCAAATTAACCATCTCTGTCCCTTCCGCTTCAGTTCGCTTATGACATCAGCAAGTTCGCGCTTCTCAGCATACGGCGTCTGGTCTTCCGGCTTGTCAATCAGCCAGACCCTGCGCCCACCGGCAACTGGCGCATACTCAATCAAAAATCTGCCCTTGAGTTTTTCGCCGTGCAGGAACAGCTCCAGCATATGCTCACGCCAGACGCCGATCTCATAGGTGCCATGGTCAATGGCGAAAAACTTACTGTATTTCTCACTCGTAGCTCCTACCTCACCCGGCTCGGTTACCATCGGCTTATCAACGCCTACATTCAGCCAGGCTTTAGGCATGGACAACTTGAACTGTCCTTGCAGGTTATCATCCTTAGGTAGAGTTATTAGCCTGTCGCCACCTGCTTTCCGGTTTTCCTCGGTCGTGCCCAGGAACACACTGAAGCCCCACAATTCGCCATCGGCTTCAAATCTGAGATCGCCATGAAGCGAGTGGTTGGTCTTTAGAAGCTCATTCTCAAGCCCGCGCCAGTGGTGGTGATACACAAAACGCCCCTTGCCATCGGGCGGATACATCTTGTGCCAGTTCTCTTTCCAGAACTTCTCCGCTATTTCAGCCCTAGTGTCGCCTTCTTCGCCCAGGCGATCAGCTTTTTTCACTTGCTCTAAAGCCCGCTTAATCTGCTTTATCTTACGGGCCACCTCGCCACTGTCCCCAAACCGCCGTACCGCCGCCGGATGCGGCAAAACGAAATCCGCCCGGTCTCCCAGAGCGGATTTGGCAGTCTGGCCTAACGCGACTATGATCTGTGGGTTGGCCTTGTCTAATTCACCAAACAGCCAGTCGCGCCATTCTTCTATCTCCTGCTCGTTAGGCTCCCTCACCCTGCCTCTATCGGGCCAAGCGGTTTAAGGTAAAGTTCCTTGAACGTCTCTCCGCTAGGACCTGTAAACGGCTCTCCTCTGGCCGCTTCAACTCTGCCGGGAGAAGCACCCACGAAAGCTAGTTTTGCGTTTTTAGGTCCCCGACTGGGAACTATGTCTTGTGTCGATTTCTGAAGCACTTGGCCGCGTTTTGCTATGTCTATAGCTTGCGCGGCAGTGTATGGAGTTTTGCGCGTTTTATCCACATCAACCACGCGGGCACCGAGCCAGGCAAGTTCTTTCTTTTCCTCATCCGGGATAAGTTCCAAAACTTCAACTGTTAGCACATTCCCTTTATTTGCATCGATGGATGTTGAAAATGTTTTACCTAGATTGATATACGTCTTGCCGTTAAGTTCTGCCGTGTTCTCCCAATTCATACCAACGCTTGGAAGTAGCCCGCCCCAATAGTTGTATGCACCGGCTTTCGTTTTTTGTTTATCGAGAACGATAACTTTTAACTCGATAATTCTTTTTACTTTACTCCATTCATCTGTAGCCCCGTCCAGTTCATACTTCCCGCTAGCCGTCTTTGCCACAAGCCCTTCCGAGTGATCCTGATTGAATGCCCACCGAGCAGCAACCTTGAGTTCCTTCAAATTGTTGCACCATTTGATTTGGGTAATGGCAAAATTTTTCTTGCCTTTCAAGTACTTGTTAAAGAACTGTTCCAGTTTTTCCCTGCGTTCTTTAAATGGCTTTTCGTGCAAGTCCTCATTCCAATAAGGTATATCAAATACAGTTAAGGTTGGCACTTCGTTTTCAGCAAACTCTGGCTTTTCTCGATTAAACTTCATCAAATCAGGCCTTGGCACTCGTTTGCCATTGCGAAACATTCCTAAATCACAATCTAGAATAAAATCATCATCTATTTTTTCAAGCACAGCTTTTATTTCAGGGAATTTATGCAATTGGTCTTTGCCAAGCTGGCCTTCAAACCAAAGTTCAACGCGAGAACCGTCTTTCTGCACTATGGAGCGGAAGCCGTTTTCCTTGGCTTCTACATCGAACGGGACTTTACCTTTGCCCCATTTCTCCCAAAGCTCATCGACTGTATATAGCTCCGTATACAGCGCCACTTGGGGCTTCGGCGGAGTAAACTTCTCGAACGGTGCAAGCCTCGCTTTAGTCACCGTTTCTGGCTTGCGGAGCACGCCCCGCACGTACACCAGATCGCCGCCTTTGACTTCCTCCAGCTTTTCAACCTCAAATTTTGGCCTGCCCTCCAGTAGATCGTCTTGAGTCCAGAAGGCAAAACTCGACTTATTCCAGTAGCTTACATGCCCTGGATGATTGAAGGCCCCTTCTCCCTTAGTGCTCGGTACCTCGAAGACGAATTTGCCGCCGGGCTTCAGCACTCGGTGGATTTCGGCCATGATCCGCTCCTTATCGCTCAAATGCTCAAGCACATGATTAGCTCTGATTTCGTCTGCGCTGTTATCAGGATAGGGTATGCCTTGTTCTAAATCGTGTACTACATCTACCTGTGGACTGGGTTCTTTATCTAATCCCACGTATCCCTCAGGCTTAGCGTTGCCACAACCCAGATCCAACTTCAATGCTTCGCCTTTAATTATCTCCCGCTTAAACTTCTGCTTCCGCCTCAACACTAAATCAAAGATGGGCAGGTGATCCCCATGTGGTCCAGTCGGCCCGTCGATATAATGAAGTAGACCCTTCTTTTCAGGGTCAAGCACCTTCCGCACCGGCAACCACACGTTCTGCGCCTGTACTAAGAAATTGTCTCCGCTTTCGTCCCGGTCAGCACGGAATAACACATCTATGTCTTCTGGCTCCTCTTTATCGATGGCTGCAGAACCCACCACGCAGACAAAGTTGGGCACCACAACAACTTCTTCTGGAAGTTGGGCCAGTTTTGCTTCGATGCTCTGAGCCTTCTTCACATCGCGCAGCTTCTTCGTTTCCTGTGCCAGTTCGCTGTCCTCGTCATACTGAAAGCCCCGGCGGTCGAACTCTTCCATGACCCATACGGAGGCGTTTATTATCTCTTCGGTCGGGTCCTTGCGCTTCTTGGCCGCACTATACCACTGGTGGAGTCGTCTCCACGCGTTCAGTACTTCTTCATCCGGTGCGTCCTTTAGTTTATCAGGACGCATCTCGGTTAGAGCCATCTTCTCCAAGAAGGACGGCTCTTCCGGCTCGCGCCAGCGGGCTTTGCCACCTGCCACTGGCATGGCGGCCTGATGTATAACTTTCCAAGCCCAGTCCGGCAGTATCTCTTTAGCTTTTTCTAGAGCTATCTCAAGATACTCTTTGCTTGGCATTATAGATTCCTCACTTCCACTAATCCACACGCGCATCTACAATTAACATGAATAGGAGGATGCATTTTCGGTCCATAAGGCGTATCGAACGACGCATTAATCGACTTCCGCTGCCCATCAATCGACAAGCATTGGGGGCACCTTCTGTCGTCCGGGGTTGTGATATACTCCTTCATAAAATTAGCTGGTAGCAAACCTTTATCTTTCGCATCTAACCAGGCCAAGTGCTGGCCAGCATTGCTTGCGGTCAATGTTTCTGTACGGGCTATGGTCTCAGCCCTGTCCCGCAACAGCCTCTCAGCATAAGCCTCTGCCCGTTTATCGGCCTCGGCTCTACTAATCCCATCCTCAATCAACCTTCGCCTAAAGTTCTCTACTGCCCGGCTTTGGCGCTCCGTCAGCCCTATGTGCTGCCTTATCTTCTTCGCCTGCTCGTACGGGTGGCCGCCTTCCTCAAATGCCTGGCGGACTATAGCCCGTATTGCCTGGCGGCTTTCTTCCGTAACCTGCGTGATCAGCTCACCCGTGTGCTGGTTTATAAACTCAACCGCCCTGGGGTTGAGCAGGTCAAATCGAAGCTCCGCTTTCAGTTTTTCGCCCAGCCTCCGGGCGGTGGCTTTTCCCACTACTATGCCTAGCCCCGCGCCGAACACAGCCCAGTCAATCATGTTTTCTACACTAGCCAGGTCATTATTTTCCAACGCCTCCGCCATCCTGGAAACAACAACCTCCGCTTGGGTCGCCGCTACCGCCATCAAGAAAGCCTTTTTTGTTCTGTTTAGCTTGCTATCAGCCACCCTATGCAGCAGCTTCCATTCGGGGTCTTTCGGGTTGACAGCTTTCAAAATATACTGTTTCGGTGGCCTCGATCTGAAATACATCATTCTTCCTCCACACCCCTACTCGGCAGGTTGGCAACTTCGAGTAAATATTTCTCGAGTTCTTTATTGGGAAATAATGGCATACCAGCCCCGCTAAGCCGTTGGATAAATTCCCCAAGTTCGCTTAATTCTACGCTCTCAATGTCACCGTGGCGAAGCTCAGGATAATTCTCAACCTTAAAATCGTTCAACTTGAACAGTCTCGGCACCGCGTGCGTGTTAAACACGTCCTCAATCTCGTCCAGGAAAGCGCCGATGGCCATAGCAAACAGGTTAGTTTTGGAACTTGCCAAAGCATAACTCCCGACCTTCTGCGTCCCCAACATGATGAAGTCTGCCAACACCGTCTGCGCTATCTGCGTATTGTAACGTTGAATAATTGTACTAGTGTCGAACTGCCGCCTGCCCCCGGTGGAAAGCAGCTGAATATCATACAACTTGTTTCCTCTTTCATCGTAGAGCAGCGGCATAACCACGCCTTCCTGCTGGTCGCGACGGATTTTGGTCACCAGGTCTTTAAATTTTTGCAGGGCTGTTCTTTCTTCATTCGTCTGTGGACTAGCCACATTCGGCGGCACCCAGACCACGGGCAATCCGGCCAGGTCGCGCTCGACGCCGATACCTTCGATAGTTTCGACGTTCTTTTTAAAATAGAAAGGCCTATAGCAATTCCTGAGTATGCTTCTGCCTTCCGGCGATCCTTTGGTCGCCTCTGTCCTAAAAAGCAGCGACTTTTCTATCGGGATTTCCCTGATTTTGTAATCCGGCGGCGCGCTTTGCCGCATAGCTTGTATGCCGCCTTCCTCGTCGAAAATCCACTCGACCAGCGTCTCCTGCGCCCGTATGGGGAGTTTGCGCCAGCCTATTCTATGATCAGCGTATTTACTGCGCCGCGAGGGGTCCCGACTATCTCCCTCTCTCCGTTTGTAGACTATTTCATGCCAGGACCACCCGAAAACCAGCATAGACAGAACTTCGCTGATTGTATCTTGCCAAGACATGGACATGTCATAAAGACAGGATTCGAGGAACGCTGTCGCTTCCCTGTCAGCATTGCTGCTACCTGCCGCTTCTACTCGCCATGCAACCTGACGACAGAGCATCTTTATTGCGAATAAAATAGCACCTATGATCGGATCGTTGTCCCGCATTTCTTTGTAGACCCGAATAGCTTTGGTTCCCTGGAGCTCAGGCAGCCATTCCTCGGCAATGTAGCCGCCCCAGCGGGAAAGCCCGGATGAGCCTAGCTCCAACATTATCTCTTTTCTTGTCAGTTCAGACATATGCTATCGCCTCCAAATGCTTCTGCCGTCAATGCCGGTAGGAGCTAGAACGGGCACAGTGGACATGCTCAACTGAAGAAATGCGCCGCTCACAGCGTCCACCATGTCATCGTGCGCCCCGTTCGGGAATGCTTCGGCCTCATCAAGGAAATCGTTCACCCACGTTCCCCTGACCAGTTTTATATTGCCCGCCTCCGCCTGCGAGCTGACGGGATTGGCACGTGTCTCTTTGTCTCCGGTAGTCTTAACCCCGTAAAAAACAAAACCGGCCAGAATGTTCCGCCGGTAGTGATCGATTATGCTTTTGCCGCTTGACCCTGGTTCCTGCTCCATGCATATTGTCACCCCGCGCCCGTCCAGCTGGGCCGTCTGTTTTACCAAAGCCTCCACGCCCGCCGGGGTCGTTCTCGTCCTCTTTATATCGACAATGTAGTAAATTCCCTGTTTGCTCCGCCCGACCAAGGCCCCGGCAGTCCAGTCCGGGTCTTTTCCTTTCTTCGGTTCCGTTGCTGCTAAGTCCCAGTAACGCACAAGTTTTATGTCGGCAGGAGCGGCGTCCACTATCCCGAACCACTCGCGCTTAAACTTGTTTCCGTCCTGCCGCGCCGACCAGTCACCGTTCAACAGCTGTCTTCTCGTGGCTGGATCAAGCTGCATTAGACTGGATATATACTCATCTTGATCAAGGTATGGGTTGTCCTCCAGCCTCGCAGGAATGAAAGGCCGGTTTTTCTCCGGCCCCTCAACGATGAACCTCTGTTTTACCCATTCATGCCCCTCGCCGCCAGGGTTAGATGCGGCCCTCATCCTAAGCGGCACTTTTGCGTTTTTTAGCCGGCGCAGGCGGCTGAATAGATACTTATACTGACCCTCGGTAAACTGGGTTAATTCATCAAATGCTATATATTGAAATTCTGATGATTGGTAGCGATACTTATCCTTCTCGGTCTCTAGGTAACCAAACGTCAAAGTGGCGCCGCTGGGGAATATCCACGTTTTCTCTTTATCATTCCACTTTGCCGCCGTCCCAGAAAGCCATTCGGCAGCGCGATCCATTAAAGCGCCGGGTAAAGCTAGGTCCGTATAAGTTCTCCTTAGTATCAAAGCGGAATAACCCGGTACTTCTACATATTGAAGAGCAGCCATAAGCAAGGCATTACTTTTACCGCCGCCAGCACTACCTCCATAGAACGCTTCCTTGTGCGGTAATAGAAGAAACTTAGCTTGTTTTGTGGTAGGATCATGTGGTATCCAGGGATTTTCTAGAATCGTTACCCGCATCAAAGCTCGATAGTATGCTTCGTCCAGACAAATCCCGGTAGATGTCTGCGTACTGTTCGATTCGGTAAGTAATGTCGTGCTCATACTTATTATTCACCTCTGGCCGGGCCGTAGGCTTGCCGGAAAGAAGCTGCGCGTCCTGAATACCGTAGTGCATAGCACCAACCACAGCCCGGAGCCAAGCAGCACTATCACGATCTTTGATACCAGGATTAGCCATGAACCGACGGGTCTCTTTTACCCCATCCTCTGCCAGAGCGTATAACTCATCAACTATTCCTTTAAGGCGATCAGTAATATATTCTCCGGCCTCAGCCACGGCCTGCTTAAATACCTGTTCCTTTAGTTCCCGTAGTTTTTGGGTCTCCTGCTGCGTTTCACCGTTGCGTTGCATCTGACCATTGCGCTGCGCTTGGCGGTGAAGCCAGCAGCGTATCGTGCCTGCAGAAATCCCCGTTGCTCTAGCTGCCTCAGCCGCCCCAAGTTTTTCGGCTATTGCCAACGCCTTCTGTTTCTCTCCTTCCGTCCACTTCGTTGCCATTTTATCACCGCCAAATCACAAAAAGCCGCCTCCCGGACGGCCTCAAAATTTCACAGCACGTTCTTCGATAATCTTATTTCTAATTCTTTCCCATGCTTTTTTATCTCTTAGGATATAGTTACTAGGCAACCGCCCGTTATTTTTCTCCCGTTCTCTCTGCATCATTTTCTTAATCGCCCGTATTGCTGGCACTATTTGTTTTATATTCAATTCAACAAACTCAGTTGGAATTCTTATAACTTCCCATCCTTCGCCTAATTCGTTTAGAACATCTTCATCAAAAGCGATATCTTTATCTTTTTTGTACTGATGTAACCAGCCATCTATCTCTAAAACTATTTTTTCACCCTCTAAAAGAAAATCCACCTGATGCCCACCAACTTTTCTTTGGCACTCCGCTGGAATACCTACTCTTTTCAACTCCATCATGACAACCATTTCATAAGCACTATCAAATACTGAAGGATTTTCCTCTATTATTTTATTTACTTCTTCGCTAGAAACTTTGTAGTCATATATGTTAACTGGAAATTGTTGTCTTTCTAGTATTAACAATGCTCTATCAAGCATCATCCTAGCGCGTACCCTTAAATAAGTTTGCAAATCCTCATTCCGTTGCTTTTCATATTCCTCTAAGCAAGAACTGCACCAATGTCTTTTGCTTAAGTCCTCGCATTTCTCTTCCTTTCCACAAGCCCAACACCTAGTTCGTTCTGAATTCTTTTCGTAGCTTTTATTGAAAGCTTCTGTACGTGTTTCCGTAGTTAGTTTGATCGCAAAGTCCCCATCCCACGTTTTAAATTTCTTAGCTACCTTCGCTTTTAATAATTTTCTCGCCCGTGCTGGCGTTGTAGGAGTAAGTTCTAAACCATACTTTGAAAATACCCTCACAGTATGTCTTATCTTGTAACTATATTCCTTCCTTGCCGACATACGGCCTCTCCTCCTAAAGAGAGTTAAAGGGGTATATACTACCCCTTATCTTACCATTTCACCATTATTAAGTTTTTGCCAGCTTTATTATATTAAAAAGATCTACCTTTTTTTATCTCCGAAAAAAATATTTTCTCTTTTAATAATTAATCATCGGAATAATACTCATACTGAAGCCGATAATAAGTAGCCAAATTCTTCCTTAACTCTTTAATAAACTCCTCATCAATAGTTCCATTATCGTTCAGCGGGTATTCTATATCACATCTTTTACATACTGCATGCCATCTTCCGTCTTTAAAGCAAAACTCGTTACCTAGAGGTCCAAAGCAGTTAATGCACCTCAAAGCAAGGAGATCTGCCCATATTGAAAAGTTAAACACCATGATCACCCAAAAAGTTTTTTCCGCACCAGCAGGAAAATTCGATCTTTCTGTCGAAGTATTTCTTTGCCGCCGGAGGCGGCATAATTTATTTATCTGGCCTTTTCTTTTTGGTGGAAATATTTTCTTTTTCTTCCTGATACTGACACTCCGTTCCTAAAACATACCTGCCATCATCGAGTTTTATTATTGTTACGCCAGGGCTTTCTCTATCGTCTCTAACAAGCGTACCCCCAATCATTTTATCAGCATTATAATTAAAACACACCCAACACCTTCTACCCAAAAACCTACCTTGCGCTGGAAACTTGTTGTAGTCTATGTTCTTGTGTACTCCCATTTTCTATCCTCCTGTCTTCTTCCCGATTTAATAATCCCTTCTTCGCTGCAAGTCTTGCCGCATAATCCAAAATCCTGCCCCACCACTCCGAAAACACCGACGGGCTTTCGATCCAAACGTCCTCCTGTTGCTTCTTCGCTCGTTTCGCCACCGCCTCACAATATTTATGCTGCACATACGGTATCCAAGCCGGTCTGCCCCGGTAACGTCCGGTCCCGATGCGCCCGCGCCTTGCCGTCGCTTCGCGCCTGAATTGCAAGACAAGCCGCAGCTTCCACGGCAGCCGCCTTTCTACTTCCTCCACAAGCGCAAGCCATTCCTCCGTCTCCCGCAAGTCAGCGAGTTTTTGGCCTTTGCGCCCGGTCGGATCGCCAATCTGGTTTCTGCTCCCGGACGGCGTGTCAGGCAGTGCCGGCGGTAAAGAATGCAATATTTCTTCCCGCTTCTGCTCATATTCCCTTTTGCGCTCGTGGTAATGCAGCAGCCAGCCGGCCACTATGCGGTTGTCCCTCGCCTTTTCCTCGTCCAGCGGAATTTCGCCCTTTGGCACACACCTACCTCCTCAGCCTGGAAGCCACAACAACCCGGCCCTTCCGGACTTCGGCCGTTCTTCCATAATCTTCTTCCAGTTTTCAAAAGACATGTCCTCGACCTGGTTGCCGGCGCGCAAGTATTTTTCAACCAACCACCTGAGTTCGGGCTGTTTCCAGATTACATATTCCGCTACGGTTATCATTTTCCTGTCGAAATCAGCCTCCCCGAACGGCTACTTTCAACACCCCCAGCAGCTGTCACATCCTAAACCTCCTTTACCGTTGCTTTGTAGGTAGTGCCAAGATCATTAGGATAAGCCACGAGTTTGAGCTGCTTGGGATTTGACATCGTTACGATTTCGTGTTCATAAACTGTCACAGTCCCACCCACTTTCTTGACTAACAACCAAGCAAGAACAAGCAGTTCGTCCCGCTGTTTTTCAACCTCGTGGAGCTCGCGTTTTAGTTCACTATTTTCCTTTGTTTGTTTCATAACCATCACCTCAGTTACGTTTAATCTTTTGGTACTATCAGTACTTCTTCGCAGGCGAGGTGCTTCCGCCTACGGTCCTAATTGCTATTTCCACGCGCGGCGGGTCTCCGTACCTTTTCCGCAGCGTTTTCTGGACAATCCTGCTGTCGTTCGTAAATATAAGCCCTTCCAGCGCGTCCGAAACGCTCTTGCATAAATTTGTAAGATCCGGCTTAGTGTCGGGGTACATATGCTTCTTCGGCCTCGACTTGGGCCGCAGCAGGTAAAATGTCGCTTCCAGTTCAAGCGGCCCATCCAGCAGTTTCTCCGGCCTATGATCCAGCGACTGTATTCTGATGCTTTCTTCCCAATTAGCCGTTTTTTTGGGGGTGTACGACTTCACAGTCCCGTTTGGCAGGCGGACCGTCCTGGCCCGCGCCTTTGGAACAGGCTGGCCGTATACCGTGAACTTAATTTCCATTCGCCGCCCCGCCTTTGCGATCAACGTATCGCAGGTAGTTTCTATACAGGCGCATGAACTCTCCTATATCCCGGCGCCGCTGGTATGCCTCCGCTATCAGCAGGCACCGAAAGAAGTCGAGCACGACCTCGCACTGCCCGCGCGTCAATGCCCTTCGCATGTGCACCAAAGGTCCAGGGCGGCCGTATCTTACACGCGCTTTTTGTTCCGGCATCAGCTAGCCTTCAACTCCTTCCACCTGAAAACCCCGAACCCGCCGTTGCGCCACTGGCCCAATCCCTTCAGCCTGCCGTAATCCAGAATTGTTTTTATGATTTTTATGGTGACCTCGCTTCGCAACACTTCGATAAACTGCCCTCCTTTGTTTTGCTATGCCTCGCCTTTACCTTGCTTCGCAGTACTCCGCCTTCGCTTTGCTTCGCCGCGCGCTACGCCGCCGCTCAACTCTGCTGCGCAATGCCACAGCTCAGCTTTGCTCTGCCTTCGCATAGCCAAGCTATGCTCTCGCCATACATTGCCCTGCTATGCCCCAGCTTTGCTGCGCGAAGTTTCGCCGCCCATGCTTTGCAGCGCCACGCTGTGCCAATGCCGCGCCGTGCTTCGCCGTGCCACGCAACGTAACGCTAAGCCGTTGCTGACCAGCGCCTGCCCTGCCGTCGCAAAGCCTCGCAGCGCTACACCCTCGCCACGCATTGCCGTGCTACGCCTTCGCCACACAGCGCCCTGCCACGCCACTGCCATGCTATGCTACGCCATTGCCCAGTACCACTGCTCTACGCCGCTACGCAACGCCCTTGCTTCTGCACTGCGCTTTGCTACGCCCTGCGCCTCGCCATACTGCGCTTTTGCCTCGCAATGCCCTACTATGCATTGCCTTCACATAGCTACGCTGTGCCTTGCCCCTACCATGCCGCACAATGTCTAAGCTACCATGTATTACTCCGCCGCCGCTACATTGCCGAAATGTCCAAGTAATTCCCGCACCTGGGGCACGCCAGCGTGTCTGTCGGCCCGGTCGCCTTGTACCCGCACCTGCCGCACACCAGCCGGACGCCGTCCGGCACAAAAGGTTGGCTTTCGCGGTCTTTCTTCACCGCATACCATGCTAGCAACGCGATTATAGCTACGGCGATTGCGGTGATTATCGTCTTAAACATCAATCCACCTCCCCCGCGCAATCTGCCACGATGCAGGCATTCGGCATCTCGTTCCACTCTCGCCCGTCCAGCAGGCGACCGGCTTTCTTCCGACCAACACGATGCATTGGACAATAACCTTCTAAGGGATCGTAAAACACATACGTAAGCATACTCATCATCTGGGAGCACTAGCTCTGGATTGTATTCCCATTGTTCTCGGGGAAACCACTGCCCCCAATTTTTGAAGAAAAACGGCACGCCTGACTCCTGGCACTGATCACGAAGGCTCCGAATCCAATCCGGGTGACATGGCCTAGCGCCGGGACCTGTTTCGCCGCCACAGATGATCCAATCTATCCTTTGCAACGGTTCCAACTCCTTATCAAATCCGTCCCTTAGCCAATGTTCACCGGTAAGTGCATTTACATAACGCGCTTCATCAATCGTTATTTGGGTTAAATTCACAGCAGACAACATAGGCTCCACCGAAACGAACCTCACCGCCGCCGGTATTTGAAGCAGTATCGGGATGCGCTCATCGGCGGTCTGCTGGTTTTCTGCAGTTACGCCGATCCATACGTTGTCAGGCCATATCTCGTCAATCGGCCATGCTTTCGCCATTGCTGCAGCATCTGTCCATGCTAGCATTCGCTCTGGCCTTTTTGTGAGCACCAAGAATAAGTGCTGGCTGGCGTTCCTCATGACCATCCATACTTCGTTTATAAACTTGCCCGGCACATCCGGGTGAAAAAGGTCTGACATGCTACAAACGAACACCCGCCGTGGCTTTCGCCACCGCAACGGCTCCTCCAGCCGTTCCGGGTGCAACGTCACCCGAAACGGATCGTCTTTCGGATAGCCATGCCGCCCGGCTAACCTCTTGGCAAACTGTTTGGCATAGCAGTTCTCGCACCCTTCACTTACAGGCGTGCAACCCGTAACAGGATTCCAAGTATAATCCGTCCACTCAATTTTGGATTTACCCATGCATATAAGCCCCTCCTTCCTTTTGTCGGCTAGAACGTGTTATTATAGCTGCCTTTTGATTCAACAATTAGCCGCACCTTTACGTTTTTCGGCATACTTTCCAAGAACTCTGTAAATCTCCCTAAAGGCAATTCATGCCACTCATCAAATTCAATTCCAAAGTATTTGCAAGCAGCATCCGACAAAATATAAATTAAACTAACTAAATTGCCGCAACTTATTTCGGTTTCGATGCTGGTGGCAAGTTTGTCGGCGGTAACAGCTCCAGCCAAAAACTTTATGTTGGCTATAGAGTTGGATTGATTACTCATTGGATAGCGCACCTCCCTTCTTTGGTATAAACCCTTCGCAGTTCCAGACCATATCCGGGTCTCGCACCTGCTTGTCCATCCTGGCACACTCGTCTCTCTCCGGGTTCGTCGGCATAAACCAGCACTCCCGGCAGCATTTAGGGCGGAGCTCGAAGCCGGTCCAGTAGAAGTATTTTCTGAAACGTTCCCTCTCGGCTCTCTCGGCCTGTTCCATTTCGTGGATCGTCATGTTACTGCTCAAAGCTCATCCCCCTGCTCCTTATTTTCAATCGGCTCGTACGTTCGTTTGAAAATGTCATCCTTGCAGAAGTACTGTTCGCCCTTGACTCCAGTGATCAGCCAGTCGCCTGGTTGGCCCTGCATAGCACCTTCAAGCGTCTTGACTGTCATCGGCCTGGTAAGCGGTTTCGCCTCCTGCTCTCACGAGCCATCTTTCGCCTGTGCTTCCGCTTTTTGGCGGCCCACCTGGATAACCTGCCGCCGGAGGTTAAGCTCACATGGGCCTCGTCCTTGCCAGCCAGCTTCTTTTCGGCCGCATTTTCCAGTTCTTTAGGAACTGACTGATACCCCAAGGCGTACATACGCTTTTTCATTTTCATAGCTTCTTCTGTGGTCTCTAGCTCTCCAAACAACTTACGAGCCGTCTCACTATCTAACTTTAGAAGGTGTCCGGTGTCTGGATTCACTTATATCCCTCCCAGTTTTCGGCATTGTATGCTGTTTTCGGTAAAATTGACATCTAAACAAGGGGTTGACCTGTCTATCTTTACCGCCCGTATACTCTTTGTTGCAACAGTACAAATAACCATTATGCCTATATCTATGCGCGCAGTTTTCGCATCGTTTACGTGGCTTCATATTCCACCAAAACCCGGCGCACCTCCTTCTGGACGGGGTAGATGTCACACCTTCGCCCCTCGCACAGCGAAAAAGGGCAGTCGCTCCTACATTTGAGCGCAAAGTAATCGCTGACTTCCTGCTCTGTCAATTCGTAGATTGTCATCTTGTCCACCGTCTGCCTCCCTCCTCCGCCAGTTTCCTCTCAGTTACCCCCGGCAGGCTGTCTCTTCTAGAAATTCGCACACTTTTTCAACAACCTTCTCTATCGTTCCATCCTGCGCGTTACTCCTGCCTTCCAGGTATTTCCTTACCAACCTCCTGTTCAGCCTGCGCGGTATTTCGCCGCGCATTGCGGCTGCGTAGTACCCCCAGGCGTAATAATAATAGTAAACCCCTCCAGGCGAGGCCAACTCCGACGGCATTTCTTCAACCTCGGCCTGCCATTCCCACCAGATTTTGTCTTTGTACGGCTGGACGGGCGCTTTGAACACTTTTATTTCACCCACGGGCCGGCAGCCTTTTTTGGATATTTGTATCTTTGCGTTGCGTTTCGCTTTTTCCAGGGTACTTGTTATCGCCCGGCCCTGGAGGTAGAGTTTTTCTTTGTTGGCACTTGACATGTCTATCAGCTCTTTTCCAAAATCTAGAATTTTTAAACTTGTTAAGATTTGCTGAAAGTGGGGTTAAGAAAACTGATCTTCCAGGTATGGCGTTAAGAATTTGTTAAGATTCTTCATGCTTTGGAGTCCTTGAAAAATCAAGGAAAATCCAAGTTTCTTAACATGTTAAGATTTGATAAGAAAATTTATTAAGAAAAAGTTGTTTCTTAACAACTTTTCTTAATATATATAGTTAAGATTAAGAATTAAGAAAGTATTTTCCAAATCAGTTATTTTGTTGCTAAAAGGGAATTTTGTCGTCCTCTGACGTTTCTTTAGACGGAAACGGCACGACATTATGCGCTACAAGCGCCCACTTGCCCCGCGCAATGTTCAAAACCTTGCCGCGTTTTTTCAGTCGATTCAGTATCACCCAAACACTATTCACTGTCGTTCCTGTTTCTTCTGCCAGTTCTTTTGCTGAAACCGGCCCTTTTGACATTATTTCGCAGAACGTTTCCTCAAGGGCTTTTTCTTCGGTAACAATATCTTCCGCTTGCGTCACGGAAATCGCTATTTTGTCCTCATTAAATTGCAGCTTCAGGCCGAATGGGTGCGGCTTCTGGAACAAATTCGTTTTTCTGCAGAAAATCCCGATAGATATTTCATTGTCGCTCACAGTTTCTTGCGGCCTTAGCTCCCACGTTGCTCGCGGAAGGTTCTCAAAGTATATGCTCCCGATAGGCAAGCGGTGCTGTTTCCCGTCCCGCCGCTCGCCCTTCGTCACGTGGGTAAGAATTATGGTGGCCGCGTTTACAGGGGCATATATTTTCCGCAGGGCATTGAAAAACTGCACAGCCAGCTCTGCGCTCTGTATATCCCCGCCGCACGCAGGCCCGGCGCTGTCTATTATGATCAGGCCAATGTCGTTTTTGATAACGTCCCCGGCAATGTCTGACGCTTCCTCGACCAAAGGCAGGATGCAACGCCTGTAAAAAGGTAGCTTTATTTTCTGTTTAGTTTTTTCTTCCAGGTGCCGAGCCAGAAAAGAGGCCCGGCGCTCTGCTTCTTCCATATCCACTTCCCAGTCACAGTAGAGAACGTTTTTTCCAGCAATTGGCTTGTCCATGAACAGTAGCCCGTTCTGCACCAGCAGAGCGAAGTAGAGCGCTATCATTGTTTTACCTGAAGCACCGGGCCCGTACCAGAGCACAGGCAGCCTTTCCAGGATTACCGGCCATACGAGGAATTTCGGGTCAGACGCGGGAACTAGGCCCAGCTGTTTAGCCTCGGCAGTCTGTTCCTCCCTCTCAGTCACTTCCCGGCACATGTCCTCAACTATAGCGTCCCAGTTTATATCCTCCCGGTCCAGCCTGGATGCGAGTGCATTCGCAAGCTCCCTCCTGCTCCTGACGGCAACGAGGTTAAGCTGGCCCTGGTGCAGCTGCATCTGCCTGTTGTTCAGCAAATGCGCCGTTATTTTGACACGCGCAGTTACCCTGCCGTCTTTATGCTGTTTAACCCTGTCCACGTGAGCTGTAACCGCCTCGCCGCTTGCCAGCGGCCAATCAATCAGGTATTTTCCGGCAACCTGTTCAACTCTGTATCTACCGGCCAAGGCTTAGCCCTCCGTTGCGGCACTCGTGGTAACGGCGTTGTTTTTGACTGCAGTATTCGCTTGAATATTTTATCTAGCACCATCCTCAGACGCGCGACTTCTTTTGTCAACTCTTTCAATCGTTCAGCCTCTTCGTTTTTGTCGCTCCAGTATCGGGGCGAGGGGTAAGGAGTCAGCCCTATATCGTAGTAATAATCGCGCCATGTGTCCGACACAGGAAAATCAATGAAATCTTCTCGCATCAGCTATCCTCCTTTTTTAGGCGAATTTCTCTCAAACTCGCCAAGCGCTTCCAGCATCTGCAGCTCCTGTAGCACCGTGCCGGCGGTGACAATGCCCAGACTGTACTGGTACAGCGCGAATTCCAGACGTTTTAGGTGAACGCGTTTCCATTTTCTTATCAGCTTCTTGTCTATCGCGCCGCCCTCGCTTTTTTCAACAACGTTCCTTTCAATATCCTCAACTTCCCGGAGTATTTGTTGACTATGTGTATCTCCCCCGGCATGTTTTTGACCACCAGCCAGTTGTCAGGGTTAAGCCTGCACCTGGCTATGAGCCTTTTCTGCGCCAGCGTCGGGCGCTTGCCGTTTTTCAAGCCCATACCTCCTTCTAAGCTCTTTTTCTAACCTGTGCGCTATATGGCTCTGCTTGATTATACGCGGATCATCCAAGCCGTGCTTCCACGCTAGATCGATAAGCATTCTTTTCTCGCGCTGAAAAAGCATCCATAAGTACTCGAATCCGGACAAAAGGGAACACCCCTTTCGCTTCGCTGTGACAAGTATTTACGGAAACACCTCCAGCCCTGCCGTCAAGCAGGGCCAGAGGCGCTGTCTTCTGTTTCCGGTTCCCACGCGTCGCCTGGAGTCCAGGTTTCTTCGCCGTTTTTAAGTTTGTTCAAGTATTTAATCAGGTCGCTTGCTTCATCTTTCGTCAAATCCTTGCTGGCGTTTTTGTTATATCTTTCCTGCATAATTGCCGTCATTGTGTCTTTGTCTAAGTCGAGTTCTTTCGCCATCGTGAAAAGCTTTTCCAGCTGCTTTTCGGTTGCCGGGGTAAAACCTTTCGGTTGGGGTTTCTTTTGTGCTGCTTCTTCTTCCTGGTGGTTTTGCGTTATGTGGACGGGTTCCTGGTTGAGCTGCGATGTGTCGACCGGCATTTCTTCTGGTGAGTACATCCCTTGAAATTCCTGCGGCATGGCTTCCCGCAGCGCTTGAACAAGCGCTACCTTGCGTATCATAGTCGCAGGCATTTCTCGCCAGTTTCGCATGATTTCTCCTCTACTGTTATAGCGCTGGTATTCACTCAGCGATACTGTTACCTCCAGCGGTATACTCCAGTCCTGCCTGTGGACCCGCGCCCACCCGCCTATAAGTTCCTCGCCAGGCGCAACAAACGCGCCTGGCCTTTGTTCAATACCCTGTTTTGTCTGCACGATAACGCCGGCTTCCCAGCCCTTGCAGATCTGTTTAGCAGCAGCCCTTTTAGTGAAGGTTTCTTTTCCGGTCACAATGGTTGCTGGGCTATCGCCGAATTTAATTAGGTATGCTTCTCTCAGGAACGGATTTAAGCGCTGGTACTTACATAATGCCAGGAACATCATCATTTCCTGGTCCGTAACCCTATCCGCATCACCTGAAACCAGGTACCGTTTTACAATTTCTGGAGACAGGGTTATCTCACCATGCTCAGTTTCATATTTGACCAGCATTTTGCCGTTCTTAGCCATTGTTAGCCCTCCTTAACTTCCAGCACCTGGTAGGTGCTGACCTTGATTAGCTTTGCCAGCACATCCGCCGGCAACTCTTTCCGAGCAAGTTTTGTATCAAACCTCTCGCTCCTGCGCTCTTTCACCTGCACCAGCCACCGCCCGGCCTGGACGGGACCGCCGCTGGCTTCTTTAAGGAGCCTAGCCTTGACTTCGTTCCTAAATTCCTCTAGGGCTTTAATTTCCTCGTTCAATTCTTGAAGCGTTTCTACAGTTACGATCAGGTCGCTCCGGTCCGTTACCTCCGGCTTTGCCTTTTTATAATCAGGATGGCAATGGTAAGTATACGGGCACCAGGGCGGCCTACAATTCCACGCCGTTTCAGGCGTATATGGCGGTGGAATTTCCCGCTTTTCTTCAATAGCTACAATCAAGTCTCGGAGGAAATCTATTTGGGATTCAACGAAATTTTTGGAAAGTTCAATCTGCTCAAAATAATGGTCCCACATGCGGTTTCTTGGCGTTTCCTTGTTCCGGGCCACCAGGTAACCTCTTTCGAGTCCTGTTGCGGCCAGGTATAATTGCACTTGCGCATAATACTGTGGATGGGCTTTCTTTACGCCTTTCTCCTGCAGTTCCTGGAAACCCCTAGCAGCCAGACATTTTGCTTCCAGTAGTATCTTTTCTCCTTTTGCGTTTACTCCAACAGCGTCAATGTGTCCGGCAACAACATCAAACTTGACTTCTTTTTGTTTATCGGCTATTGTGTACGGCGCCCCCGGAAGATTCCGTGCCGCCCACTCCAGTATGCTCGCTTCATGGATACGTCCTTCCTCGAATGCCCTTTCGCTTCCCTCCCACGGCGGCAGGCCTTCCACTCCCCAAGCCTCCAATTGGAGGCGGCGGGGACACGCCCCCGCCTGTGATATGCGGATATATGTCACTGTTCTTTCCTCCTCCTAATCCCGCTTTAACTCTGGTTCCGGCGGAACCGGTTTAGGCGGCGCCAAGGGCTCGCCGTCCAGCAATAAGAACGTGTCCACAGGCTCTAACTCGATGTGGACGCGCAACAGCATGCGTTTGAAATCTTCTTTCATGTCCTCCAAACTCAAGGCACGCCGGAAAATGCTATCAAGGGTTTGGCCGTTCAGCGCGAACGTCCACTTGCTAACATCCACTTCGCACAATCCTTCCAACACTATACAGTTGTTTTTTGCTGACATATATGTTACACTCCTTTTAGGTGGGTTTTGTTTGCCGGCTTTAGTCGCCGGCTTTTTCTTTACCCTCGGCTTTTACCAGGGCGTTATTCATTAATCGCCGGCTTTTTTCTCTCCAGTGATAATCTCTAGCAATTGTACGCGTGAGGCGCGGATTTTTCCGCCTGTGTTAAGCGGAACGCATACGCCTGCCAGCCACTCCCACCAAATGAGGCACTTCCAGATTGGGAGGTTGTCTGCATTGTTCTTCAAAACCCAATCTAGCGTACCTACATTGATGCCGCAGGCACATTCTAGCGTAACGTCATAATTAACTACTTCCTTTATGACTGCGCCAGGTTCGATCTTCCAGGATGGATTAGGACTATAGGCGCTGCCAAATGTTTTGTACACTACCACTCCTTCTGGGGCAGACTCAAAATTATTAAGAATGTAGTCAACAGGGTCAACCAACCCCTGCACACCAGAGAGGTCTGCTTCCCGCAGGTTTGCTCCCCGGAGGTTTGCTCCCCGGAGGTCTGCTCTCCGCAGAACTGCCCCCTGGAGGTCTGCTCTCTCCAGGTCTGCTCTCCGCAGGTTTGCTTTCCACAACTTTGCTCCCCGCAGGTCTGCTCCTTTCAGGTTTGCTCCCCGCAGGTCTGCTCCTTCCAGGTTTGCTCCCCGCAGGTCTGCTCCTTCCAGGTTTGCTCCCCGCAGGTCTGCTCCCCGAAGATCTGCTCCTCGGAGATCTGCCCGTTCGCCTCCTACTTCGTCGCTAAGCCACTTCGCGTGTTTTTCTAGAATGGCGGCTATGTCCATTTTAGCCCTCCTTTTTGCCGTCTATTTAGTACGCTACCGTCTTCAATAGGTACAGCCACGGCAACGCCGCTAGAAGCACTCCCGCCAGCAGCATCAGAACCACCAGCGGCACGCATTTGTACCAGCGCCATACCAGCCGGCGTCTGGGCAGCACGTCCTCGTGGCGGGCGGCGAGTTTATAGCCGTTGGCTTCTGTCGCCCACTTCATTTTTTCGCACCTCCTTTCCTCTCCACCTCGACCATCTTTTTGCCTTCGTAGCCGTCCACTATGTCCCGCCCGCCTTCTAATATAAGCCGGACGTAGCCGACGTAAGGCCGCCGTAGTACTTCGACGACCTTTTTCCCGTTTATGCGGTCGTCAATGCGGACCTGTTCGATTTTGACGGTTTCTTTTTTTCTGCACTTCTCTACTTCAACCACCTTTTCTCCTTCGTAGCCGTCTATGACATCCCGTCCGCCTTCCAGGATCAGCCGGACGTAGCCGACGTAAGGCCGCCGTAGTACTTCGACGACCTTTTTCCCGTTTATGCGGTCGTCAATGCGGACCTGTTCGATTTTGACGGTTTCTTTCATGGGTTTGCCTCCTCCCCTATATCTCTATCCCAATCTATGCTTCTTGCCAGAATCCTCGCCAGCCGGCCAAATAACTCATCCGGATTTTCCGGAAGGATGTCCAGAATTTCTTCTTTTTCAGCAACCAGGCCGGTCGGCGTGCGCCTGGCTGTTGCTTTGAGGAGTGCTACTTGCATGGTTATTGCCCCTGCTTCAAAACAAAACCCCGCTAACCCACGTCCGAATGGACATGGGTAGGGGGCTGTTGGTCAAAAAAGTCTTCTTGTTGCACAAAAACTGGCTTTATCCCCAACGCTTCACAAAATTTATCAATTGTATCTTCATTCCACCTTCTACGACCTCTTAAAAGGTCGATGCAGTACATATAGCTGTACCCTGTTTTATGAGCAATGTCAGTTATTTTGTAATTCTTTTCTTTTATTTTTTTTCTAACAACTTCAGTAAAGTTCATGTTTATCACTAGGCAATTAACATAGATTAGAAACAATTATAGATGGTTTTCCTTTTAATTCGGCTATTTGCATAGTTTTTCTTTAAAATTAGGCACATTGCTAATTGCATAAATTTCTTATTTACTGTAAATTAATATTTGCTGATAGCATAATGAAAATAGAAGGGAGGAGGGAATAATTTTGACCCGTATAAGAGAATTAAGAAAACAGAAGAATATTAGCGTTGAAAAACTAGCGGAGATATTGGATATATCTGTTCCTTATATGTATGACATTGAGAAAGGGAGAAGAAGGCTCCACGAAGATCTGATAGAAAAACTTTGTGAAGTTTTTAATGTCTCAGCAGACTATCTCCTCGGTCGACATCCCGCTAACGGAAGCCGATTTGGAGGAGATAATTAAGACGTACCCCGAACTTAACCTTTTCGGCGAACCTTTAGATGAAGGTGCAAGGGACGACCTGCTCAAGATTATTCAAACAACGTGGGGGATAATAAGGCAGAAGAAAAAAAGGCCTGAACAGGCCCGAGAGAAGTGATACCTAATGTTATTATACTCCAAAGCTAGAGAATTAGCCAGGCGGTTCGGCAGCCCGGAGGAAGCGGCGGAAAATATGGGAATCACCATTATAAAAATACCGCTCAAATCAATAAAAGGAGCCGCCCTAAGCCTGGGAGAAACAAAAATTATTTTTGTTGGCAGCGACCTTCCCTACCTGGAGCGCCAGTTTGTCATCGGCCACGAGTTAGGCCATTTTTATTTACACCCCTCGACGAATTTCGTCTTTATTCTCCAGAACACCTTCTTCCACGATAAGCACGAATACCAGGCCAACCGGTTTTCCTGCGAACTCATGCTAGGTGAAAAAGCTGAAGAACATAAGTATCTAATTTCGGAAGTGTGTTCTAAAAGGAAACTGAATAAGCTGGCAGAGTTTATCTCATTCGCGCTGGAGGGCGAGACATGGATGCCG